GCCAGCCGGGCCAACGTTTCTAGTAATTTACACGATAAACGAACAAGCTCATGTAAATCTCCAACTAGTGTTTTGTGATTAATAATATCACTTTGGTGTAACAGACAGCCATTGGAGTAGCTACTGTTAGTTTGTGGTTTCCTTTCTGTGTTTAAGGCTCGTCGTGTAGAAGCATCCTTCCTCTCACACCCCTGCCAACGTTACCACCTAATAATCGAGGTGCATACGACTGCGCGAGGGCTCCGACAGTTTCATGCGCCATGTTCATTGCGCGTACCTGCCATCCGGGAGTGTAACGATCCAACCAGTTTGTGACTGTGGAGACTGGATCTGGGATGTGTACCTTCGTCGTCGCGTACTGTGGTTCTACGGCATTGTTAATTGTCGATAGTTCCAGGTCCACGACCTTGACAGCTTGGACTGAGACCGTGTTGGCTGTAGCTGGGAATCCTCTCCACGCTATACAAATACCTTTTGTGAACGCATTATCTACGCACACATTGGCAGTTGCCGTGCTGGCGATGAGTCCCATGTCGAATACGACATCAGGGCGATAGATCAGAGCTGCAGGGACAGCGGCACCAATGTTATTAGCACTGCCATCAGTTCTAAACACACTAGTCTCGTCATCCGGTCGCCAGACAACTTCATGTCCGGTGATCTGCACTCTTTCCCTCGTACCAGCATATGAAAACATTTGGTCAACAGACAATGGTACAAAATCTGCACTTACACCTCCATTTGCGTTAAACGCTTGGAGAGAAATGTTAGAAATTATAGCCACTTGTCCTGACGTAGCATTCAAAGCTCCAATATATTCCAATTGAAGACATGCTGACACGGTTCTCGCTCTCGAGAACGATGTAGATGCGCCAGTAACCAACGGAAAAGCGGGGTCCCGTATGAACGTTCCAGCAGTGTTAGAAGGTCCTGAACCCATCGGAACAGCAATGGTGTTGGTCGGCTTGAGCGAACTATCACTATTATTCCAGAAATAGAAATTGCCCAGAGCACCAACCGCACCAGAGTTGTGATACGACGGGAACCAGATGACGTAACCATTGGCACAATTAGCGGCATCGATCGGTATGATCGATGACCTAACACGTTCCAGAACTTGTCCGATCCCAGAGTCGGTAATGCCCCTTTCGAGCGGGCCGTGACACGGATTGGAAACCAGTTTAGCATACTTGCTTATAAGGGATTGACTCGGCATGCTAGCGAGTGGTCCCTTTGGGGTGGAGGCCCTATTTGTCCTCCTTCGGTTTGCGCGCTTCTTTGCGCGTCTTGTGAGCGTTTTGTTTCTTCGAGCCATTCTTTTGTTTCTTAGTCCGAATAGCTTCGTGATGTTTATATGGAGCCACGGGCGGTGTTTTAACACTAACATCTAGTGGTTTAGAACCATCAGTCAGTGCCGAGTAAACTACATCGCCCATAGAAAAATCACGTTTGAAGGTGGGTGTTGGCATAGCCAACATACGCTTAGGTAAGTCTTCCAAACTTTTCGCATCGGTAATTTCACCCTCGATACGTAGTAAATCAGCCCAGTCGATTCCGAAGTCACGAACGGTGTACGCTTGTGTGTATTCGTTATCAGGCGTCTTAAAATTGTAATCATCATGTCCG